TCACTGGATGATCCCGTAAATCTGTTGACGGACACGCTGCACGGTTTCCAGGCTGACGTGGCCGTCGTTGTTTTTGACTTCCAGCTCCAGCACATCCAGCTGGGCGGCAATTTTATCGCGCACCTCTGCCTGATAGCGTTTGAGACTGACCGACGAGCGGGTCAGGGTGGCAATGCTTTTGCCCACCCTGGCCAGGAGCGACGCACGCTCTGCGGGCGCCATCTCTTCATCACTGGCCTCACGCACGTCGATGAGCGCCGTCAGAATATCGGCCTGAATGGTGGCGATAATCGCCTCCGAGCGCTTGTCCTGGTCGTCTTCCGCCCCTTTCGGTAATGACGCGTGCCATCTCGGTGGCTTCACGAATGGCGGCAAAGCGGCGCTGCACCTTCTGACCGTAGCGGGAAATCTGCGCCCGACCGATGCTGTACCCTTTATCCCGCAGCAGGGTCTCCAGCTCCCGGTAGCCACTGAAATTGCGCTCCGTCAGCGCCCGGTCGAGCCATTCACGCACCGATGGAGGCAATACATCGATATGACTGCGCGGTGCCATCGTCACTCTCTCCAGTATCTGGCGGGGCGGGCAATGCCGGGGATATCGTCGGTGACGTATTCCACCTGGTTCACCCCTTCCAGGGTCAGTGTCACCCACTGCTGGGTATCGAGCGGAGCCTGCTTATCGCTCGCGGCAGACGGAAAGGTTTTATCGGTCAGTTGCTGGCTTAACTGTTGCAACTGCTTCTCTTTTTCGGCCACCAGTTGCTGGCTGCGCTTGAGCGCCGCTTCATCTTTACGCAATGTTGCCCGCAATTCCCGTACCGACATGCGGTCAACCTCATCGAGCGTCAGGCCCGCGATGGTGCCGCCTTCGGCCAGTTCGGCGAGGTCTTCGTCGTCTTCGGTCATCAGTTCAAAGAGCTTAGCTTTACCTAAACTCGCTAACGTTAGCGAGTTTTTCTGTAACAATGGTGATGTATATTTCAAAGCTGCTTTCATTATCGAATTTGCAGTTCTATGAGCCATTCCTAGTTTTTCAGTAACTATCTCAGTAAACTCCCCATGCGGCTCATTCTCTTTAAGAATAATCAGTCGCTTCCCCGCCTCCAGCATGGCTTCGGCACTCTGTGCCATATAGAAGCGCGCCTCATGCACAATACGTTCTCTTTCATAGGGTAAGCCATCTCCGAAACGCGCCATCACCTCCTGTTGGGCGCTGTTTTCTGCCTTTTTTCAGGGTATGCAATTGCCCCCCCGCAATCGTGATATTGTCCGCCGTAGTTACAGACAGGCTGGTTGCCGCTTTTTTCTTTGCCATACAGGTCTCCTTCTAGGCCGATAACAGCCAGTGATTTTTAATGGTGATAAGAGATATACAAAAACAGACAAAAAAAGACTTTACATTATTTCGCATGTATTGGTATGTTTATTTTTAACTTTTTATGACGGAGGCAAAACAATGTCACTACAACACCCCGCCGACTTTAAGCGAAATTTTTATGACCGCGTCTATCAGGACTATCCGACGGTGGCGGCATGGGCACGCCAATCCGGCTTTAAACCTTATCAGGTATACATGCTGCTTGATGGCTCCTGCCAGGGCTGGCGCGGGGAAGCGCGCAAAATTAAACAGGCTATTGAACAGATAATGGGAAAACCCATGCCATCAGGTAAAAAGCGCTATAAAAAATAACATTCGCCCGTTTCACTGACGGTAACATAATTTCCATTAATGAAAAAGAGGCTCTCCGATGAAAAACACCTTATCGCTCCATGCTTCTTCACGCACACGGCGGGCGCTGCGTATTTTGAAAGCCATGAAGGGGCATTACCGCGAGGGTCTGTCCAATAAAGCCCTGGCGACGCTTATCAATGACTCACCCGCCAATATCAGTCGCACCCTGCCGTTTTTAATGGAAGAGGGCATGGTTGAACGGCGCCTCAACGGGAATTACGCCCTGAGTGAAGAACTGATACAGATTGCCCTGGCTTTTTTTGATGAAACCGAACGGGCGCAAATCAGGATGGCAGAACGACGGGGTCGCTGCGTAGCCTCACCGTCAAAACCGTAAGAGGAAAAAATCATGGGTAGAAAAGCGTTACCGATAACGGCTGAAATCACCCCCGAACAGCCCCTGTCGCCGGATTTAATGAACAATCTTAACGCCCTGGCTGAACATCAGCAGGCGATTATGGACAGGTACGGCGAAGGCCTGCCCTATGAAAGAGAACGTATTGTGCATGAGGCGCGCTTCTATATGGCACAGAGTGCCGAAGCCATGCTGGAGGCGGGGAAGCGACTGATTATTCTTAAAGAGAATGAGCCGCATGGGGAGTTTACTGAGATAGTTACTGAAAAACTAGGAATGGCTCATAGAACTGCAAATTCGATAATGAAAGCAGCTTTGAAATATACATCACCATTGTTACAGAAAAACTCGCTAACGTTAGCGAGTTTAGGTAAAGCTAAGCTCTTTGAACTGATGACCGAAGACGACGAAGACCTCGCCGAACTGGCCGAAGGCGGCACCATCGCGGGCCTGACGCTCGATGAGGTTGACCGCATGTCGGTGCGGGAACTTAGGGCAAAACTGCGTGAAACGGAAGAGTCACTTAAAGCCAGCCGCCGCCTGGCCAATGAGAAAGATCAAAAGTTCAATGAACTGAGCGAAAAACGCCTGCTCGATCAGCATCGCCCATTAGGGGAAGAGGGAATACGTCAGCTCCGTGAAGAGATTGGCCTGGTGGGCTTTGATGTTAAAGCCATATTAATGGGCCGCTTTCGGGAAGGGCTGGAAAAACTGAGTAGTCACAGTGGTGATATCACGTCCCACGCCGACTATTTAGCGGGCCTGCTTAATGATATTGAGTTTGAAATCAATGTGTTACGCAGTGATTTTACACTGCCCCATCACGCCCCGTCAGAGACCGTACCTGACTGGGTAAACGCCGATGCAGAGGCAGAAGACGCGGATTTTCAGTTACCTGAACATTTACGCGGTACCGGACAGGATAGCGGCGAGGAGGTGGAGTAATGAACCCCATCCTGACCGAACGCATACTGGCGATTGCCCAGGCTGCCGAAAAAGCCGGGCATGGCGGCAAAGACGCTGTTTATCAGACAGGTTGCCAGGCACTCGGCATTTCCAGAGCCACACTGCTGCGAAAAATTAAACAGGTGAGCTATAAACCGCCGCGCAGGCAGCGGGTGGATTGTGGCACCAGTGCCCTGACCCGTGAGGAAGCCCTGCAGATATCCGGCGTGATGATGGCCTCGCATCGCAAGAACGGCAAACGCCTTTACAGCCTGGAGCAGGCGGTTAATGACCTGCGGGCGAACAACCTGATTCATGCCGGGACCAGCGGCTGGATTTACGCCGAGTACCGCTTCGGCGGCGAAACGACACAAAACTTTACCGATGTACTGATTAATGCCATGCAGGAGCGCGGTGGGGCCGACGTCCTGCATGGCGTGCCGCGCATCCTTTATACCGACCCCGGTTGCGCGCTGGTCTCGTCCACCCTGCGTAACCTGTGTCAAACCCTCGGTATTCAGCTTATCGCCCATAAAGCCGGCAATGCCCGCGCCACCGGCTCAGTGGAAAAGGCGCGTGACATTCTCGAGTGCCATTTTGAATCCGGTCTGCGGTTTGTGCAAGTCGATAATATTGATGAACTCAACCGCCTGGTCGGGTTATGGCGTAAAAAATACAACCGTACCGCCATCCACCGACGTACCGGCATGACCCGCACCGACTGCTGGCTGCGTATTACCCCTGGACAGTTAATCAAGGCACCGCCTGTTGACGTCTGCCGCGAACTGGCGGTGAGTCTGCCGGAAAACCGTAAGGTCAGCACTCACCTTCGCGTGTCGTTCAGGGGGAGTGAATACGATGTACGGCAAGTCCCCGGCATTTGCGTGGGCGACACTGTACAGATAGTGCGCAACCCCTGGCGCGACAGTAAAGCGCAGGTGGTCATGATGAATGAGAACGGACTGGAAGTCTTTTGCCGGATGCCGGAAGTGGCGAAAGACGACTACGGCTTTGACCTCAACAGCCCGACACCCGGCGAATCGTTCAGGGCATTACCCCACACCACGGCGCAACACCATCTGGCGGAAGTCGGGCAGACCCTGTATGGCAACCACCACACCGGGGGAAACCGCTGCCGCGCAAAAAGCCAGGGCGCTGCCACTGGGCGGTCGCTTTAACCCTTATCTTGATAATGAACGCGATACCCCACCGATTTACCTCCCCAGACAGGGGCAGGTCTCCACGGTTTGTGCCCCGCGTTTTGAAGAGCGATTAAACCCGGTCGTGGTGGTTCAACAGTTGCGTGCGCGTTTTCAGGCGGCGGGCAAGACCTGGCGCAGTGAATTTTACACCACGCTGACCCAGCGCTTCCCGGACGGCATTCCCGCCGACCTGGTCGACGCGCTGGGTGATGAGCTGATGGCGCAGACGGGCGATGTGGTGGTCAATCTGGCCAGTCACGGTTAACGGGAGGCCATCATGCTGAAACTGAAAACCCTGTTACAGCGACACAATCTGACCCAGGCAGCACTGGCCCGTGCGCTTGACCTTTCCGGGGCGACACTGGCGCAGATAGTCAATCACCACCAGTGGCCGAAACAGGACACCGACGCGCTAAAACACCGTATCCGGGCCTGGTTACGTGACCAGGGTATCGCGACGGACGACTGCTTTGACGGGGTTACGTCCGGCGGCAGGGAAAAGCACACACCACCCAGCAACGAGGAGGACACCATGTTACTCAAAAAACAGGTATTACTGCCTGCCACCAAAAAGCATTTTGGGCTGTTTCGCGCCCCGTTTGATGACAACGCGGTACAGGGTCATGAAGATGTGTTTTTAACCCCTGAAAGCCGTTATGTGCGCGAGGCGTTGTACCAGACCGCCCGCTATGGCGGCTTTATCGCGGTTATCGGGGAATCCGGTTCGGGTAAAAGTACCCTGCGTCGTGACCTGACTGACCGCATTTATCGGGAAAACGCCCCGGTGGTGGTGATTGAACCCTACGTGCTGGCGATGGAAGACAACGACCATCAGGGCAAGACCCTCAAAGCCGCCAGTCTCGCCGAGGCTATTGTCCACACCCTGGCCCCACTGGAAAAACTCAAACGCTCACCCGAAGCCCGCTTCCGTCAGTTACACCGACTATTAAAAGAGAGCAGCCGTGCCGGGTACAGCCATGTGCTGGTGACTGAAGAAGCCCATTGCCTGCCCATCCCGACCTTAAAGCACCTCAAACGCTTCTTTGAGCTGGAAGACGGTTTTAAAAAACTGCTGTCCATCGCCCTGCTGGGACAACCCGAGCTGGGCGACAAGTTATCCGAGCGCCTGTTAGCGGTCAGGGAAGTGGTACAGCGCTGCGAGGTCATTGACCTGCCGCCGCTGGATGAACACCTGAGCGACTTTCTTGATTTCAGGTTTAAACGCGTCGGTGGCGACATGAACAACGTTCTCGGCCCGGACGCGATACCGGCACTGCGTCAACGCCTGAGCTGGCTGCGCCCGAAAAAAGACACGCCGGTCAGCCTGCTTTACCCGCTCGCTGTCGGCAATCTGGTGACCGACGCCATGAACCTGGCCGCCGAGAACGCCATCCCGGTTATCGACGCCAATATTATTCACAGTGTGCATTAAAGGAGGCTTTTATGCTGAACCCCGCCGTGACCATTAAAAACCCGTCAGCGATGACCTACCAGGCCATCCAGCAGCAGTTCAGGCAATGCCTGTCGGTGATGGACAAACTCAGCCAGGAGGGCTTTACCGTCAGTCAGTTTACCGTTGATGGCTATAGCCGTCCGACCATTATCCTGCGGCATGACCGACGGTGTGATGCCTTACATCAAAAGGGCCATGCCGTTCGCTATGCCCTGGGTACTGACCGTCAGGGCCGCTGGGAAAAATACCAGTTCCTGCAAGATAACTGCCGAATCACCTGGGAGGTACGTTAATCATGAAAACACGCCCTGTCCGTATTACCGCACGACAATCGGTTTATCTGGCAAAAACCGTGGATATTACCGAACAGGACTATGAAACCTATTTATCGATTTGCGAAAACTGCCGTGATTTTAATGAACAAGACCAGCGTCTTGGTGAAATAGCGGCCCGATACCACATGAATTTATTTGAGCATATTCAACACACTGACGCCCCTGAAGACATTATTTTCGAGCGCGTTTAATTCCCGACGTTGTTAATTAAAAGGTAAAAAAGATGGCAAAGAAAATAACGCGGCTTAAAGCCGCGGCGGGTGCCTGCACCCCGCAAACTCGTGAGCAGGTGATAAGCGATATTAAAAATCTGGGCGATATCCAGCGGGAAATGACCCGACTGGAGACGCAGATTAATGATGAAATTGCACGATTAACGCATCAGCATGCGGCTGATATTGAAGCCATGAAGGCCCGCATCACCCTGTTGCAAAAAGGTATCCAGACCTGGTGCGAGGCCAACCGGGAGGAGCTTACCCAAAACGGCAAAACCAAAACCGCCAACCTGATAACCGGCGAGGTGTCATGGCGTAACCGCCCGCCATCCGTTTCGCTAAAAGGAATGGACGATATCCTGCAGGCGCTGGAAGAAAACGGGCAACACCACTGCATTATTCGCAAGGCACAGGTGGATAAAAATGCCCTGCTAAAAAATCAGGATACCATCAGGCCCCTTAATATTCGCGGCATTACCTTTCATCACCAGCTTGAGGATTTCATTATTACGCCCTTCGGGCAGGAGGTGACCTCATGAGCTATCAGAAAATAAAACCTCTGCGCCGCCAGATTGAAAGGCACATAAACCGCGCCATGCATCACCTGCGGGCAGACCATTCTGCCGCCGCGTATTGTGAATTTCAACATGCCTTCGGGATACTGGCCGGACTCATCGTCGACTCAGATAAGGAAAACCCGTTATGAGCATTACCTGCATCAGCTGCCATCAGGCAACCCGTCACCTGAATCCTGCCCAGGCCCGGATTATCCAGCAACCGGAAAGCGGCGAGTGGGGAATTGACCTGCTGCTGGCCTGCCCACACTGCGGACAGCCTTATAGCGCCTGGATACTTAACTGGGATGTCGTGCCACTAAAAGGTATCACGACAAATTCGCCATCAACGCCACACACTCACAATAAACCCGCCGGTTAACGGGGAGGACATCGCCATGTGGATATTAATTTTGGCCATGTACGCCAGTCCTTATAGCGATAATGTTTTTTCCTCCCTGCATACACAGGATTTTGACACGGCAACCGCCTGTCAGCAGGCCGCCAGACTGTTTGCGAAAAAATTTGAAACCTTCAGGGATATTGATGCCAGGGCGATTTGCGTGAAGAAGTCATAGCGGAAAAGCGGCATGTAAACCATTCAATTGTATAATAACGCCATTCATTTTATAATCCTTCAAAACCCGAAGGATTATTTTTTTATTCATGGCATAAGGAACCCTGACCCCGACCACAACGATAAAGGACGCCTCCGATGACCCGACAAAAATACCTGCAGTTAATCCATATTGCCGCCCACCAGCTCAAACTGGATGACGCGACTTACCGCCAGATGCTGCACAGGCTGACGGGGAAAACATCGGCAAAAGCCCTGAATCCCGGTCAACTGGCGCAGGTGTTAAACGCCCTGAAGACACAAGGCTTCCGTATCCAGCCCCATCAAGCCAATACAAAAAAGCAGACCGACCGTCCGCAACTCCAGAAAATACAGGCCCTGTGGCAGGCAATGGCCCAGGAGGGCATTGTCCGTGATGCGTCAGCAACAGCCCTGGCCCACTTTGTTAAACGCGAAACCGGCTGTGATTCGCCTTACTGGCTGGACAGCCAACAGGCCAGCCAGGTTATCGAGAAACTCAAGCAGTGGCAAAAGCGCGTGGCGAGGGCAGCATCATGCTAGAGAATACCTTTCGTAGCAAAGGGCCGGAGTTACTGGTTGAGCTGGCCGAACACACCGCCCAGACTGTCAGGCAGATTATCGATGTTGACCCTGCTGTCGCCAGCCAGATAGGTGATGCCGTCGCCAGTCAGATGATGGCGGTCTGGGGCGGGCAAAATGTCTATTTTCCGATGGGGCTGATATGGAAAGTCAGCCAGCGTGACCGGGAGATATTTGCTGACTTCAACGGCCATAACCACCACGCGCTGGCGCGTAAATACAAAGTCTCGNTACAGTGGATTTATTCGGTAGTCAAGCGGGTTAAAAAAGAAGAACTGGCCCGCATCCAGGGCACTCTGTTTGAAGATGAAGATAAGCCGCCTCGATGNCTGTTTCTTGTTTCACACAGTGAAACGTCGGAGAGAAAAACATAACCTGTACACCAGATAGTGAGTATTGGTTTAATGCTAACCAGACAATAGAAGAATATTTCATATGCTCGATTCATCACTTGTTGTGCAATGAGGGTAAAATCCTCAACGTCATTAAAGGTGTTTACTAGTCTGTTTGCCATATGTATACAAGAATGTTCTGCGAGAAAGCACTAATGAGTCCTGGCAACACGAGGCGAAGGAGGATTGAATGATAGAGGCATCGCTGCTGAATCTGCCCTGGGCAACTCTGGTAACACTGGCCTCTGGCTACATCGGTTATTTTATTGCCAATGTTGGCTTGAAACAGCACCATAAGCCTGTTGATATCACGTTTACGACCCTGGTCTTTTGTCTTTTACCCGCCGGGCTTTATCATTCAGCAGTGTGGTTGGGGTTCAACACCTACATAGCATCTGTTCCGGCTGTTATCTCTGCTTTTATTGCAGGTTCGGTTTGGCGCAAATACGGCAAGAAATGGATGTATGGCCTCCTGCGGAAATATGATATATCGTGGTCTGACAGCACCCACTCTGCCTGGCAGAGGATGTTTGACCAGCGTGGCTACTATGTTTCGGAAGTCTATGTTTACCTGAAAAATGGCTCAACGCTTTTGTCGGAAGCACCTGGCCACTTTGAAGGGCAACCATGCGGATGCTTTGTTCTGGGAAACGAAAAAGACATTTTGCTCTATGTAACCCATGAAAAAGCGGCTGGCAGCACAGACTGGAAAGCATGCAGTGATGTACTGCATGAAACCTGGGGAGCACTGGCGACTTATGTCCCTGCGGATCAGATAGCGCGGGTACAGGTAAGGAGAACCAGGTTCAAAGAGGCAAGGGTTCTCCCTGAAGAGTAACGTTATTGTCGGGCTGGTCTGGATGGCGGTGGTGTGACTGGTTTAGAAGATGAGTCTGTTTTCTCATTACGAAGCGTATCTTTGTCGAAAACAATCGTCACCATACCTTTGGAGTCGTCAGAGTAGTCAACGCGGTCATGCCTCTGGTCTTTGTTATTACTCAT